TTCTTCAGCTACTCGTATATTCTGTGCTGGTAGTACGTAATCTGATCTAGCACCTAAGAATCCAACCTTAAATGACTTACTGACGTACTTGTAATCCGCTTGCATCTTTTCAATAGTATCGGGAGTCAATACTACATCGTCATTAGCAATAATTAATGAATCGTAATGCCCTGTAGAAAAGGCATAAGAGACAATTGCATTATACGCATCTCCGAAATTGGTAGCAGTATTTGGTCTGAAGATGACTCTATCGTTGCCAAGTCTCTTTCTAACTTCTCCCCACAACTCCAAACTATTTGCACTAATGTAAACTGGCAATTCTCTTGCATATTGATTAATGCTCTCCAATAGTACGTGGATACTTGGACTACCTACCGTAGCGATTACGATTGCTTGCACAAAACCACCTTCATAGAATCTACTGCTCGTGGAGTACGCATAATTTCCTGATCGGGAATGTTTTTGTCCATCAATTCCTGACCAAACTCTGACAGCTTGAACTCCATTGACGATAGGTTAAATCTATCCTGCCATCCTAAGTACCAATGCCACTCTGTGTAGTACAGCCAGCTATTCTCGTTAAACGCTCTAACGTGCGTTGGGTCTTGCCATGCACCTAAGCTAAGTTCGTAAGGTACGTTAATATGGAACTCACCGCCAACTTCTAGCAAGTCCTTACAGTTAGTCATTGCAGCCACTAAGTCAGGTATATGTTCTAAAACGTCATTTGCGACGATTGTTTTGAACATTCCCTTTTCTATCGTTACCTTGCCAAATCTAGGACTGTCGATAGTAGTGCCAAACTCGACCTTAGATATATCGCACCACCAGTCTGGATTTACTCTAAGCAATATGTCAGCATTAAAGTAAGAATCCTTCCAGTCCTTGCCAGAACCTAGATTTAGCGTCTTTGGAATCATTAGACCAATTCAGTTACGCAGATAGTGCAAGATGCCACATCAGAATCTTTAATTACTGCTATCTTATCTCCGGGCTTTACAGCAAAATACAGAGCTTCATTGTTAGGAATCATTGTCGAAGTTGTAATGCTTGCGGTAGGATTAGTACCAAAAGCAATATGACCATGACCTAAAGAACACGTAACAAGTACATGGGTAGTGTTTATGCCAAAAGCATTAGAAGCAACGCTTGAATTAGTTACTGTAAAAACTTGAGCAGGACCAGCAGTAAAAATTTGGGTTGCATTACCGTTTTGGTCTCTTGTCAAAATACTCATAATTACTCCATATCGTTAGATTACCACTTTATTTTATTGCTCCACCAAGCCGCACTTAGCTTTCCTTTAGCGATATTTCCAGCATGACGAGCCTTAAATGCCTCATTACGCTTGCTACCGTCTGGACTACCCTTTACACCTTGCTGACCGAAACGAATCAATTTAACCTCGTCTCCGTCCTTTGCTAGTACCGCATGACTCTTGGTAGGATGGCTAGGAGTTTTCTTAGGCTTGTTATAGCCAGCAAATTCTTCTTTGCCACGCTTAATCATTTCTTTGCCTTTTTAGCAGGTTTAGCAGTCTTAGCAGCAGCAACAAAGTCAGCCTTAGTTGGAGCACCTTTAGCACCTACCTTTTTCATCTTCTCGCCAGAACCTTCGGCTATACGCTTACGTTTAGCATGGATATTACTGTATAGACCTTGTTTCATAATCATCCTCAGTATACACTATGGCTATTATAACTCATTGCAATCAATATCATGAAGCCAATTAACTGCATCTCTTGTGATAAAGAATTTATTCCAGCAAAAAAAACAACTAAATCTTGTTCTCGTTCTTGCTCATCAAAATATGTTGCTTTAATACATGGCAAAACAAGAGCAGAAAAACGTAAAAACGGTAAAAATTATAACTGCTTGCAATGCGGAACTATGTTTTATGCAGCAAAAAATAGAGAAAATACTGCAAAATTTTGCTCTCGTAGATGCACTACTCTTGCTCATCCAGAAATTTCAGAAAAAGCAAGAAACAATAGTCCATTAATGCTTAGAGCAGGTAAAACAGAACAAAGAAAGTATATTGTTATTAGAGTTAATGGCAAACAAGTTCGTGAGCATAGATACGTAATGGAACAACACTTAGGACGCAAACTTGAATTTCATGAACACGTTCATCATATTAATGGCAATCCAACAGACAACAGAATTGAAAATCTACAAGTATTAACAAATTCAGAACATCAAAAACTTGAACTTAGCCTTTTTTCTTCTTCTTTGAAACTCCAGCAGATGAAAGAGCAATAGCGACTGCTTGGCGTTGAGACTTGACTACTGGACCACCTTTGCCAGAGTGCAATGTACCTTTACCGTACTCACCCATGACTTTAGCGACCTTCTTAGCTGCTTTCGATTTCTTCATCATCTAGCATTTCCTTTACTTGTTCAAGTAGTTGTTGCTCAGTAACTTCATACTGACGCTCAAAGGCTTTACGTCCCATTCCGTGGTATCCGGTATTCCCCCGATGATGCTCAGGACAAAGCGGTAACGTATCGTAATGCGAACTCCTTACTCCCATCCCCAAGCCTAAGCCTCTAACGTGGTGAATCTCAGAAGGAGTCCCTGCATACCCTAGCCTAGTGCAAATTATACAACCTAAATTAGCAACTTTAGACAGGTATTTCTTCTGATCTTTGGTCAATTTGACGCTTTCTCCATAACGATTTAACTGACGATATTGTCTCTGCATGGTTGCATTCAGGACACACATCTACAGGATCATCAAATACATATTCGCAACGCACTCTTAACACTTCGTCACGTTCACCAATCCAGTTGCAATTATCGCAATAAACTTTATCCATATTTTTGCCCTTTATTAACGTAAATTTCATTTAGGTTTGCTACTATTTCTCCAACTAGGAGGCTATATGTACGGTATATCTATCGATGGTCAAGATTTCTGGTTTGAGGCTGAAGAAGTTGAACTCATGGAAATGGATGATGATGGTGTCATCTGGAAATACGATAGAGAAGCCTGTGTCTGGATGTACTTTGATGAAGATGCAGACGAATGGCTGCTATTCGACGAGGAAACATTTGATCCGTTCACGAGGTCGATCTTTCAACAGAACGATTCGACGCTTCCATCGACCGCCAGCAATCAACACGAGCCTGAGCCGCAACAAGCATCCAACGTAATCTCTCTGCCTCAGCAACGGCTTCTCTAAGCCCTTCTACACACGATGTGTATTCATCCGTAGTGTAAGCATCTGCCTCTTTGTCAGCCATCGTACTCTTTAGGCTACGCTGAAATCCAATAGCCTTAACTGTCTTTCTGTATTCGGTCAAATACACCACATTCGCCTTAGCCTGAGCGTAAGCAGCCGCATTTTTAATCATAAAATTAATTGCTTCTGTCGGATCGATATTCATCTGATAGTTTCCATATTAAATTTTTAGCATCGTCAATACTTGTAACTACATTTACTTGACCTTTCCAGAGTCTGTGCCAATTAACTTGATCTGGAGTAAGTACCTTTTTATCACCATCCTTGATCTCAAGCAAGAAATTTCTGGCTTTAAATCCAACGATAATATCTGGACAACCTTTACCTACCGCATGAAGATGCTCAACAGTACAACCCATATCACGCAATGCTTTCACAATTTGCGTTTGATTATTGTCAACACGCTTGTAAACCATTACTAAACCTCATTTCGAGTTATTTCAGTTTTTGTTTTAACACTATTTAAATTTAACAAAAGAAAAAAGCACCACGGGCTAATAAAATATGCACAAAGACAAGCACAAATCAAAGTAACCATATTTTCAATCATTGCACAAATTGCGTTTTTATTCATGCCATACTCCATCATCTCCACGATTGCCTAATGTCCATTGTTCCCTACAATCTTTCTCTAGTAACTGAGCCGTTCTATCTCCGCGTTTTTTGCGGACAATAGACAAATATTCGATGGCTTTGTTTCTATCTTGAGTACGCCACTTTAATATTTGGCGAACTTCACATCTATATCGATGTTCCTCTGAGTTATCAGGCACGAAACGCACCTTTGTTATCAAAGTCTATAGGCTGACCACCTTGAGTTTCAATAAATTGCTGTGAGTTATGCTCAAAGTACATCCCATAAAATTCTTCAGCTTCACCATTCCTCTGCTTTTGGCACATTAGAAACATATCTGGCTGCTTTTCGTCATAGTCCTCATTGTTCCTACGAGCGTTCTCCTTCTTCTTATTACGCCAGACTAGGAATACATTATCCACCTGATCTGCAATGCTTCCTGAACCCTTTAAATCGGTCTTAGAAGGCTGTATTTCCTCAGACTGCAACTTACGTATATGGTGAACTAAATGAATGTGTACGTGATGGTCTCTAGCCAATGCACATAGCTCGTCAACGAATGACTTTTGCTCGTTTAATGAGTCCTCTGCGACCACACACTTCATTAATGAGTCAATGAAGATATGTTTTATGCCTAACTCAACAGCACAATACCGAGCCATTGCTATCGTTTTCTGCGGAGTCGTAGAACCTTGCTGGTCGTAAAGATACAAATTCTCGTCAATGAAACCCGTAAATCTACCCAATAAAGCCCGAATATATCCTTCCTTATCATGCGTTAACGGAAGATTAATATTCTCACCTGCGAATTGTCTGAGCATACGGACAATGGTAGTTACAGGTTTCATTTCATAGCTGGCAATGCATACCTTTAGGTTCTGTTTAATTAAACCTAACGCTATCTGACCTGTTACAAGAGACTTACCGCCTCCGTTAGAGCCAGCATATACCGTAACTTCACCTAGTCTGAATTTAACGTCCTGATGCGTCTTAGACCACGGCATTACAGCATCATCAGTCTTTTGAGGATCAGTATAGTTTTGATAAATCTCATCTAGCCAACTTGTCGCAGATTTAACCTGTGCCGATAAGTCACTAGCCTTTAGGTACTTCTCAACGTCAATATCCTGAGACTTGATGATATGACGATCTTCGTAAAGTCGTTCCGCTATTTGCTCAATGTGCATTACTGCCCCCTTGCGCGGATATAGTAGGCTATCTCATCACCATACCCTTCCATTGTTATGTAGCTTTCAGCAACCTTCGCACACGCTTCGCGCTCTGCTGCTGCGACTAAATTAATAAATTTTTCAAGCTCATCCATGTGTACGCCATCGCAGTATGGAGATACCATCTGATTAAGATTTTTGCTGTACTCAATTCCAGATTCACGCGCTAATCGGATAATGTCATCTCTATTCATATATTTTTCACAGCCTCCATTATTCTAGTTTGTGCTTTTTTCATCCTAGCTCTATCTTCTTCCGATAGTGGTAATCCTTGACTCATCGTATAAGCTGCTACGCTTACTACCCATGCCTCGAATTCAATGACCCTGAGCAAGTCTGAAGCATAATACTTTCTTTTGACTTGAGGCAAGTCTTTATTTACGTTAGGGAATAGATCATTCATATCCATGCCAATAGCACCCAAAATATCTTGAGCGCTGCAATCAGCAAAGCATTTCAATAAGATACGACCATCGTCTAATTCTCTTATCGCTAGGCTAGGACTCTTATCCGTATGAGCAGGACAGCAAGCCGTATAAGCACCATTGCGACCTTTAACCTTCTCTAGTCGGCTTAGTATGTTCTCTATCATTTCCACCCCATAATTGGCTTTTGAGTAGTTCCAGCTATTTCATCTTCCCATCGTTTAGCGTTAAGCCAAGTAGCTGCATGAGGAATAAACTGTTGTTCTCTATCAGATAACTTTTGATCTTTTACGGCTTTTGTAATTTTTGCAATAAGTTCATCGTTAGGCTTAATCTTTATCCAAGCCTTCTTAGCATTTTCTTTAGATACCTTCTTTGGATATATTTTCCAAAACGCCTCAAATTGATCTATATATTTATTTATATGGGTTATGGGTATTGGGTTATGGGTAGCATCGATTTTCATTGCGTTCGCATCGTTATTTAATGCGTTCGCATTGCGTTCGCTTTGCGTTTGCTTTGCATTTGCATTGTTTGCCCATCTAATTTGAGCAGCCAATTTAGCCTTTTCTGACTTGTCGTAAATATCATTAAGGACTTGGTCACAACGCTTATGACGGTAAACATCTTGCTCTTTTACAAAGAAAGTATCCAAGATAATCTGAACTGAATCAGGATTAGAACCTATCTTAAATGCAAGTCTTTTAGAGTCATTAGGTAATGGTAATTCGGTATCGTAGTACATCCAGATTAAGCGTAAATAAGCCATAGTGTCTGAATCAGACAATGATGCGGTATCGCGCTGGAAGTCACCGATATGGTGTGGATAGAAATGCATATATGCCCTCTCAATGGCAATTCTCACAAAGTAGGTGGTATGGCAGGACGGTGAGAAATCGTCTTTTCGGGTTGCATTCCCTAGCCATTCCGGTAAATCCTCTAGGACTATATCGTAACTTTTCTTTTGCTGCAAGTCCTACAAATATCAGAGTTTCTAAATTGAATTGCTGAACGTGAATGTTTACAAATAGGACACTTTTGCATTGCAAAATTATAAATCGTTTTCTCTTTTGTAGCGGACATCTGATTTACAGGTTTTGAAACTTCGTCTTTCAATTGGCTGACCTCTAGGACTGACTGTTCGTGGGAATGTCTGTAATGGCTTAAATGGTATCGGCTCTCGCGATGGGACTAACTGCTTCTCATCTATTGGCTGTGGCTTATCTTTATAAGATGGGAAGAATACATCACCTTCCTGCTTAAAGCACTTTAACCTGACTAATTTCCTAAGCTCTGTAGTTATATCCCACTCCACAGCAAAACCCATCATCCCGTACCTTTGTATTATCTCTTTGACACTAATACCGCCAGAATTGTTAACAATATCGATAAATTCAGCCCTTCGGCTACCTATTCTTGGAACGTACATAAAATAATTTTAAAAAAGTTGTTGACATACAAGATTGTGATGAGCTATAGTTTCTTCGCTGCAACACACTATTAACCACTAGGAGAATACTATGAAAACAAAATATGCTTACTCTGTTACATACAAAATTTTTGACGATGAAGTTAATGCTTACAGAGAATTTGGCACTTGGATACGTGGCAAAAATAAACAACAGCTAACTCAAAGAGGAATTGATAAATTACTTAAAAGTAAGTTTAAAAATGCTAGTGTTATTAAGTCACAACAATGGATAGATAACTAGGAGAATACTATGAAATCAGCAACAGTTCGCACCATTCATGCAGGTAGCCCATTTACAGACGCATATGATCTTATCGTTGAAGTATTAAAAGACGGTGAATGGACATACTATCAAGGATTCAATACTCTCAGTAACGATTACGCATACACAGAAGCTCGTGCAGCAGAAGCTCGTGCAAAGGCTGAACTATGAAAACTAATATGCACAATTGGGAAGTAGCTGAAATCGTCTATGCCTTACGATTACTTGCAGACAATCTAGACAAAAAGCCAAGAACTACTCAGGAGCAAGAAATACTAGATATAGCTTACGAGGCATTGCTAGTAGCTCCTAGAGAAATCCACGAACTTGTTAATATTTTAGAATCAAATGATAACTATGAATAAATTGCTCAACACTAACGATTTCTTTGCACGTAAGCCACTATTATGTGGTGTAATAATGTTTCTTCTATACATTTTGGCTTGCTCAATATGACCGATGAAAAAAACATACTTTACAAGAAAGACTACGTTACGGCTGCTAAGACTGACATTCGCAAGACTTTTGCAAAAATTAGAAAGGATCAAAAACAGGCTGAGAAAATATCTACTTCTGAGAAAACACAACCTATCAATATTGTTCAGTATAAAAAATTCAGATAAATAGGAATCTACTATGAATAACGACTATCAATTGCAAGAGCAGCACGAACAGCAACAATGGCTTGTATATAGCAAGCTGCAAAAAGCCAGAGTATTACTACAAGAATTACCGCTCAAGAAGTCAGGCTTTAACTCATTCGCAGGATTCAAATACTTTGAACTGGCAGACTTCCTGCCTAGCATTAATACGATATTTGACGATCTAGGACTATGCTCAGTCTTTAGCATTAGTGAAGATGTAGCAACATTACGTATCTTTGATTCAGAGTTCGGTGGAGTCGTTTATTTTCGCAGTCCTATCGCAGAAGCCGGAGCAGGTAAAGCACCTCCTATACAGGCTCTAGGATCGATGCATACGTATCTACGACGATACTTATTCCTAAATGCCCTAGAGATTACGGAGCATGACGCTGTAGACGCTACGATCAAGAAAGACGAACCTAAGTCAGCCAAACCTATTACCGTAGATGTATTTGATAGCCTAGATGATGAGACTAAAGAACTTATCGAAAACATAGCTATGGATGTACGTATGCTTATAGGACGTAATGATATGCAGGGAGTTATTGATTACATTAATCTGCAAGAGTTTGACGCAGATACAAAAACTGCATTCTGGAGTAGGTTAGATAGTAAAGAGCGTAGTGCAATTAAGAAATTTTCAACAGGGAAATAATATGACTGAATACGATAATACTGATAGAGGCGTTTTATACCGAAATGAGAATAAAACGAGTGAAAACCATCCGGATTATTCAGGTAGCGTCAATGTATCTGGTACTGATTTCTGGTTATCTGGTTGGCTTAAAGAGAGCAAGAAGGACGGTAAAAAGTTCTTTAGCCTATCGGTACGTCCAAAGACTGACGCAGCGTCTAAGCCAGTCAATAAGCCAGTAGTAGCGGCTGATCCTGACGATCTCATACCATTTTGATAACTATCTCGCAGCCCTAATCCTCCTTCTAGGGCTTTTAACAGGGGCTTCGGCTCCTGTCTTTTTATTCTGGAGTAACTATGAAATTGTTAGATTTTATTAAAGAACGCTATAAAGTAAAAAACGATGCTGAACTTAGCCGTTTATTAAAAACAAAAGCACCGACAATAAGTAAGATTAGAAGCGGAGTAATTAATGTTTCAGCAGACATGATTTTAAAAATCCATGAGACATTTAAAATTCCAGTTAAACAAATACGTGAATTATTATGAAAGTGCTATTAGTGTTTGCGGCTTTATTAGCGGCTCTATGGGGCTGTTCTGTTGTGCTTACTACCAGAGTACAGTCAGCCTATAACGCTGGCTTCAGAGACGGTAAAAACGCCCTTACAATCGATTCTCAATGCTCTGCTTGGCTAATGAACTCTAATCTTAAAGAAGCTAAAGAAAGAATATGCAAATGACCGTAAAAGATATACAAACTTCGGACAATAATGACTAAGAATCCACGTAAGCGTAAGGAAGATTATGACTGGCAAGCCATAATTGACGGTAATCGTATCGGCATTACTAACGTCATTAGAGGAATACGTAATGGTGAAGTAGACGAGCTAGAGCTAGAAAAGCTCAATAACTTCGTGCAATTCGCACTAGCCCTAATGCAGTTGTCAGGACCAGATAAATGGGCAAGAGCTAAAATGAATGCTGAGATGATGAATTACATAAAATCTATTGATTCATAGATTCGTAGTTGTTGACGCAATCTTGCTATTTCTAAATCACGCTCGTTTAATTTTTTCTGCAGACTTTCACTTAATGCGTAAACTGCTGCAATTTTCTCAAACCGTTGCTTATGATCCTCAAGCATTACATTGAATAAACGCTCAGACGCATCAATTTGTTTTTGAATAAAGTCGGACATAATAATCTTCCTTACACTTTGAGAACTTCGCCTCTAAAATAAACTAAGTCAGCATCTTCATCAATTACTTCAAACAGTTCTGGTGGCATTAACTTGCTATCGTGAAACGTGAGTATCGCCCCTCCGCTTCTCCAGTTGCGAGGAGAATCCTCCATATAGCTGAAGCCATCTCCGTAAATAGGAGCTAGGGTTCCACAATCGATGCCATACCTCGCACCATTGTAGTCTGAATATGGGGTAACTTTTAGCGAGTGAAGATGTCCAGTACAGAATGACACACCTGATTTTGTTACATTATTGTAAACAGCGTGTATTCCGTTATGCCATCTATGTTTTATCATCGTATGGTCATTAACCATAATTGATGTAGAGAATTTCCAACGTGGGAAATAATCTTTTAAATTAAAGCCATGCAATCCTTTAAAACCATCTCCTACTTGTGATGCCAATTTTGCATTAAAACGAAGGTCATGATTTCCCCAAGACCATAGCAATTTAGCATTACCTGCTGCTAATTCAATTTCATTTACACGATCTTGACAGGCTTCTAGTTCTTGTTTTACGGTTGGTAATGCTTGCCAATCTGCTGCAGGGAATCGACTAATTCCAGCTCCGTCAAATACGTCACCATTAAGAATAATTATCTTAGGTTTAATTTGTTTAATTAAATGAACAAAAGCCTTATGAGCGGCTGATATAACTCCCGGCCAATAATGGCAATCTGATGCCACCATAATTACGCCACTATCTAGTTCTACTTTAGTTCTTACGCCATTATCAGGATATGTAATATTAAAATCTGGACTTCTAGGATCAACACCTACAAGTATTTCACCAGTTTTTTTCTCCATGTTCCTGCGTCTGTAATTAACTGCTCTAACACTTAATCCAGATGCTTTACTAACTTCATTTACGCTACCGAATTTTTTCCAAAACTCAATAAAATCATCATCCGATATTTTAGTGGTCATTAGTTCACCTTACGTATGAATTCACCACACCAATCGACACGCTCAGTCACCGGATAGCAACTCTCGTAATTACCTTCAATTTCAACTAGTGTGGGTGGGTATCGGTAGCAGTAACCTAGATCATCTTTAGGTTCGCAAGTATAGAAAGCGCAGCTAATACAAGCTGGCATGCAGTCATCAGGTATTTTGATTTTAGGCATTTGATCTGTATATCATGGAGTTATTGCAATAATATTACAAATCACATTAAATACATAGCTCGCTCATCTTTTCTTCTATTAACGAGTCCTTTAAGAACCTTACCGCCTCCTAAACAATACTTTAAGAACTCATCAGCAGCACCATCATAGTCGCCACGATTATGCTTTTGACGTAAAGTCGACCTCTGTAGCGTTCCTAGTCCTACGTTAAATGCAAAAGAGACCAAAGCGTCAAACCGCCCTTGAGTAATCCCACGAGGGCAATAACGTAATACACCTCGTTCAAAACGCTGCAAATCAGCCGCAAGAATTGCATTGACCTCATCCATTGTAAATTTGCGATTGTCTTCCGGTTTAATCGGGTATTTAATCCGGTCTTCCATAGGTAGCTTGGCTTGTTCTGGATAAAGTACGTGACCAACGCCAATCGTATGCAATGCAGCAGGGCATCGGTAAGGTTTAAGCCTTACCCCCTCGTGGTGCATTATGGCTTTAAGTGCATTATTACTTACCTTCATTTTTTGCCAAATGCTTGAGTACCGAACCAGAACGCTATAACAGATGCCCATATCAACTGAGTATCAGAATCCCATACCTCATCGATCATAATCTTGAATGGCACGTTCTGAGTCCATGCATACCAAACACCAGCTATATCGATAGCCACTAGCAGAAAGAATAGACCGTAGGTGACCGTAGGACGCACCATAGCGCGAGCATTGATTACCCATTGACTAGCACCCTTACCGATCTCTACATCGTGGTTGTAGAGTGCTTTACGCTCGTCTGAGGCTGTCTGTATCTGTATCTGCTCTGTGTGTATTTCCTCGACTCGCTCCTGAGCCTGAAATCCAGCTTTCTGCATCTCTAGCTGCATTTGCATCTGAACCTGAGCCATAGCTAGTTCATGCTTCTTATCAGACTTATCCTGAAAGAAATTAAGCAAACTAGGAAGTCCACCCGATAAGAACGACATAAATGTAGAGAGTAAGGTAAGCATTATTGTCCTTGCATTTCAGTTAACAGTTTTAAGCGTAATTCTTTCATCTTGCGTATTTCTTCGTTAGCCACTACGGTAGCGTTATTCATGTCCATGTACATTACGCCCATCACAGGCAACGCTATAACGAGCACAATACACAGTACCAATATGGTGAGGAGTAGAGTGAACGGTATGTGTGACTCGTTCTGAGGAGTATCATCAGCCATAGGAACCACGTTGTTACGAATAGAACTGCGAAAACTGAAGTCAGTTGATTGTGTATCTGCTTTTTTATCTTTGCTCGTCGCCATATTGCTGCTTGTTGCTTTGCTAGTTCCTGACGTTGAACCTCTGCTCGTTCTGCTTTAACCTTATCCCGCATTACTTCAAACTCTGACCAAATAGCACCTAGTTCCTTCGGAGCCTGATACACCATCATTTCACGTAGTTCAGTCTCTAGCCGAATCATTTCCTTCTGAGCCAATATACGATTAAACGCTTCTTGGTTTACCGATAGCTCAGGATCACGCACCTTCTTAGTCTTTAATTCTTCCTCGTGTACGTGTTTCTCAAGTTGCTCATGCGCTTTGAAAAATCCACCCAAATGACTACTAATGTCAGCAACCACATCTTTGGCTTTACCGTATGCATCAACCAACTCCATACCATCAGCCTTAGCCTGTTGATACAGTTCACAGCCTTGTTTGATTGCACTTGCAGCCAGTTTTGCAGCAGCAAGAATTGTAAGTGGGTCCACATTACTTAGGTAGTTGACCGTTACCAGCTAACCAAATCATTACACCTAACGCACCAGCACCAACAATCCAGAATATCTTCTTTACAACCGACCGACCAACTTCTTCATAGATACGCTTAAATGCTACTTCAGCAGCACGTTCAGCAATATGGTCAATCTGTTCGTCAGTAAGTTGTATTTTGTCCATGTTAGGCTTTCTGAATGTAACATAACGCATAGTAAGGAGGTAAGTTAGCGTTAGTACCAGAATCACCAGTTGAGTTAATTGAGATGCCTGTACTTGCTGTACCTGTATTTGATGATCCTTGTCTAACAAGACCAGCCGATCCACTATTTTGATCGATTGTTGTGTTTTGGAATCCTAGTGAGTGGTTATGACCGGGGTCGCTAACTGAGTGACTATGACTAACAACAATCGCATCCTTAGTACCACCAGTATTACCTACAGCATAGGTAGAGCCAGCACCTACCACAAAGCGATCACGTAAATCAGGAGTGCCGTTAGAGCCATTACATAGATTCCAGCCGCTAGGAATAGAACCAGACGAACCAGACCAAATAACGATACAACCGCTAGGAACTCCGTTATTAGCAACATAAGCAGTCGTAGCTACCTTAGTGGAGTTATCATTTGCCGATTGCGTAGTAGCCGTAGCTGATGCGCCTAACGCTACAGTCGAACTAAATACAGCAGCACCAGAGCAGGTAAATGCACCACCAACGACAAAGTTATCAGCATCTGCGCCTGTTTGCTGATCTTTAAGTTGTGCCATTAACTCGCGTATAGCATTGTTAATACCTGATGGAGCACAGCCCTCAGCTATGTTAATACCGCCTATATCCGTGTTATTGGATGCGGTAGCACTATATTCAGAAATTTTATTCTTTGCCATGATTTAACCTTTATTGACCATAAGTAGGCTGTAGCGTTTGCATTAATTGCTGTTGTTCAGCAGACATTAAAGCCCGACCAAATTCATTTCTAGCAGGTTGAGGCAAATAACCACCAGCAGTAGAAATGCCACCATAAATATTACCCAATAGTCCTTCCGGCTTTGCACCTAAATATCTCTGACCAAGAATATTACGTACTGGCTGAGAAGTAGCCAAATAAGCAGGAATTGCTACTGGTGACTGAAACAATAATGATAATGGATCACCATAAGACATTCTTTCTGATGTTCCGCTACTAGGGAATGCTCTAGGGAACGCACCACTCAATTGAGCAGCAGTTTCAATAGGCTCTTTAGTAGTGCCATATGTAGGTTTCTTAGCTAACTCACGCGACAACTTAGCTGCACTTACATTGCCAGTATCACGATTAAATGCATTATCAATTAAATACCAATTAGATAGCGTTTTACGACCATCTTTAAACTGGTCTAATGTTGCTTTGCCATTAGTACGCATTAAATTAGCTGGACTTGATAAGTAATCTTCAATTGACTGTTCAAATGCGCTACGAAGCGTTTTAAATGCGTTAGCAGCTTCTCCAGAGCCAGATTTCTGTGCTTGGAATAAGTTGTTACCAATAGCTTTAGAACGGATAAATGCCTCATCACCAGATATTGATTGAGTGCCAAAACTCTTATATTCATTTAATACACGAATAGCTTTTTTATCATCAGCACTAAGTTGTGATTTAGGTATTTTATTTAATCTACTTAATTCACCATTTACTGTTTGTACAAATTTTTGATCGCCTTGTATTGATGGAACTTTTTGTAAAACTTGATAATTATTAAGGGCAGACTTAAATGCAGTTTCCATTGACTCATTAGTTAAATCTGCTGATTGCGGTATTTTAATTAGACTTTTTGCAATGTTATTTGTCTGGTTTTGATTGTTTTCTTCAAGACGAGTAAATGCTTCTCTAGCAATAGGGAAACGAGACTTAATGCCTTCTCTTAATCCACCACCATAGCCAGTAATTTGTGTAGGATCAAGTTGGAACCCTTGCTCTAATGCTCTACGAGCTACTTCTTGCTGCTGTGGAGTTAAGTTAGGCTCTAATTTTGGAGCCAATCCAAGTTGACGCAATCCAAATTGAGTTATACCGCCAGCACCACCACCTAATACTGCTTTAGATGCAGCCTCGGACATACTTTCTGATGGAGTAGTTAAGGAATACAATGCACCGCCACCAATAGCTTGGGGGACAGTTGTAGGAACTAATGCACCACCTAAAGCCTCAGCAGTTCCACCAACAAAAGGAACATTCTTAGCTGCTTTAAGTCCAGTACCACCCATTAAACTAGCAATGACATCAACCATAGTTGAGCCTGCAATTTCACGACCACCAGTAGGAGTAAGTGCTTGATAGTCAGGAGACATTACAGAGCGTTCTTGCTGTATTTTATCTTCATACCTTTTCATGAACTCAGGAGAAACAATGCCTAATGCTTCTCCAGCTCGCGCACCTGCTCCAAAAAGCCCAACCCCAGCTTGAGCTAATCGTTTCTGAGCACCTGAAATTACACCACCTTCTTGTGGTTGTTGCGACTGTTGTATTTTTTTTATTTCATTAGCAAACAAATTAGCAGACGTAGTATCTCCAGCCTTGTCAGCTTCAAGTAATGCTCTTTCTAAGTCTTGTAGTGTTATAGCCATAATTAACCTTATTGAAGACCATATCTGCGTCTAACATCAGGAGGTAACGCACTTCCTGCTCCTGTAGATGGTTTAGCTGCATTTAACTTTTGTAAATCTTCTGGAGTTAATATTCTTTCATATCCAGCATTTTTTAATTCAGTCTGGAATGCTTTTAATGAATATGTACCATCTTCAATCATTTTAGCTTTAATGTCTGCCGCTGCTAATGATCTATCTGCAAATCGCTGCGTGTAAGTAGCCAACAATTCACGACCTTCAGGATACTGAGAAAGAGAAGGAATAGCCGCCATAAACTGCTTCATCTCAAAGTCAGAAGTAGCACCAGAACCCGGCACGCGCAATGTAGGAGCAATTTTAGCTCTTAAAGCATTAGCAAAATCAGCAGCACTAGCCATTTTTGCAAGGCTTGTATCAGGGAAATAAGCTCCTAAAGAAGCCTTAAATTCATCTAATTTACCGCCTTTATATGGCTTTAATGCGTCAACAATAGCTCTAACATCACCTGCAACAGCCAAAGCACCTTCAGCAGCAGTTTCAGCAGCTACTTGCGCTTTTGCACGTTCTACAGCAACAGTCTTTTGACCCATATCTATAACTGTAGCACCAGAACGACGAGCTTCTTTATCACGCTGCAATAAAACAGCGTTAAGCCGCTTCATTTGATCTGCATTAAGTTTATTTAATGGAGTTTGCGGATAAAGTTCAGCAGCAGTTCTACGAACATCATTAGTGTAATCAGTTGTTTTTTGGTTAAATTCAACTGCTTCTTTGCTTAATGCTTCAGTCCTTTGAAGTAATTCATTCATAGACATAGCACCAGCATTTTGCTGAATATCATCAACACGAGCAGCATATTCAGCAGGAAGCCGTCTCTTTAAGCCAGAAAAGTCAAACTCCTCAACAGATATTTTATTAATTTGTTTAGTAAGCTGGTCTAGAGATTTATTAGCATTATCAATAATATCTTTAACTCTAGGGTTACCAAGATATTGCGGCTGAGAAAATGTTTGAATTTGATTAAGTAATGCTTCCTGTTGCGCTATTAATGGTGCTGCTCTACTTGGCTTTGCTGCAGTTTGTTGTGGTTGAAGTTGATTTTCTCCAGCAGCAACAACTTGTTGAGCAATTGGTGGTTGTGGATTCTGAACATTAGTAGGATAAACAAGTGGCTGGTTAATATCTTGCTTATTTTGCATTTGATACATTACAGAATCCAAACTTCTATCAATTGGAGTCTCACTAACTGCTGTTTGTGGCTGAACTTGTGATGGAGCTGCAACTGGAGCAACAGCAGTCGATGGTTGCGTTACAGCAGTCCCTCTAGCAGCTTCTTGAATTGGCAATAACTCAGAATAAAGTTTCAATGCTTCAGAAGGATTAGAGCGTATATATGCAACTTTTAAAGGATCAGACTTAATACGTGGATCATTTATCAAACCTTCAATAGCTTGCTGAGTTTGAGCAGCTTGATTCATTTGAAGTCGCATTTGAGCTAACTTCTGGGCATTATCCATCTGCTGTATGCCAACTTGATATTGCTGACCAGCCGAACCATAACCTGCACCTAAAGCACCTATGACATTTTGCAGACCAGACCTTCTAGGACCTTGTTTACCCATACCTTGAGCCAATGCAGCAGCAGCACCTAATAATCCAGCAATATTAGATTGCCTAGATAATGATTTAGACTGCTCTGGTCCTAGTAACCCGCTGTAAGTAGGATTCTCCACACCGAACACATTGTAATTTGCAGGATTTAAGTAACTTAAGTAATCGCCGATAGCCATAAATTACCCCAATAGTGAAATTTGTGGTGGTCGGATAACAGACTGTTGCTGTGGACTTAGCAAGCTCATGTAATCCATTGGCTGAACCTGACCTCTATTAACTTGTCCAGAAGGAGCCATTGGCATAGGCTGCTCAGGCTCAAATATACTTTTAGCTAAACTCATACCTGCTTGTGCAGTAAATGGGTTTTCTTTCATATACGCATTAGCACCACCAAAAGCATCTTTAACGCCTGTAAATCCGCCGCCAAGCTGTTGCATAAATGTAGGAGAAGACAAATTACTTGCTGCATAACTAGCCGCAGGTTGTTGTGCAATAAGCGCAGCATTAGCAGGATTAGTCGCACCCATAGCACCGCCTGTAAATGCACCACCAGCCGCACCAGTCAGACCACCAAGCAACGCACCTTGAAGTGGATTACCACCTCGAATAGCAGAAGTGCCACCGCCAAGAGCAGCACCTAACATCATTCCTGTAGTAACTGGCTCTCCCATTATTTGCCTCCTGTCGGTGTCGCTGTTTGTGTCGTAGTGCCACCTTGAGGAGCAGTAGAGTACAAATTAGCGTATTGACTTAGTTTCATCTGTGGCAAGTTTTGCTGGAAGTTAAAGCGATTCATAGCATCTTGCAACTGAGCAGCACTCTGAGCCTCTCTAGCACCACCAACGCTAAGTAATCGCTGTATGTCAGCATAGTCAGCTTGTGCCATCTGAGGAGCAGCACCAACAGCCGCCATTTGACGAGCACGTTCAGCTTCAGCCGAGTTATAAGCCAACTGACCGCCTTGTTCCGCTAATGCACGAGCAAATACGTCCTGAGCCTGACCTGTTAGCTGACCTTGAGCAGCAGAGCCATAACGCCCCATTGACGATGCACCTGACTGTAATTTCTGGATGTTACGCAGATAATCCTCACCCGCTAAACGATTCGTCTGCTCTAAAGCACCCGCTAGGAATGGATTAACGCCTCGTCCTTGAATCGTTGCTAATGTCTCAGCCTGTGCCGCCTGAGTAAGCGGAGAACCTGCCATAGCTCGTTGTTGAGCCATTTGTAGGGCTTGCTGAGTCTGCTCCGATGGGCTTACATACGTCTGACCGGGGAAGAATTGTGGTGAACCTGTTTCATAGAGACGTTTAGCCTCCTCGAGTCCATAGGTAACATACGGCTTGATCGCTGGATCAATGCTCGTAGTTGTCGTACTATTTTGAGGACTTCCGCCACCACCCATATTAAACCTCACAAATCCATTGTTTTGGACGGAATCCGTAATCAGCCGCCCTTTTAGCCCAACCCCGCCTATGGCTAGAAAATGTTATGTATTTAACCTTAGCTTCAGCAGCCATGCCTTTTATGTATTTTAAGGCATTTTCGACAACATCATAACTATTTTCTAACGAATAAGCAGCCCATAGATGCATAGTCTCACCTTGTGGCTGTATGACAAAGAATCCAGCGTAGTGGTTATTCTCTATCAGTACAAACAACAGACTCTTTTGATTGAAACAGTCTGTATATACATCTTCAATAATCCAGTTTTCTGGACTCCTACTTTTAATTTTCTCTAAACCAGTTCTTACACTAGCCCACCATTGTCTTAGTTCCTGTGGAGCAATATATCTATACTCCATTAGCCCACCACAATGTAACCATAAGTTTTACCTGATGTAATGTTGGCAGCATGAGTTAGTGTCGCAGTTCCTATATCTTGACTGCTTACATATACACTACTTGCAGCAGCTACAGCAGATTTAGGAGTAAAGAATATAAGACTATTCTTACCTATGCGACCGTCAGAAAGAGTAGTCGTTGTAGCACCACCAACAGCTAACGTAATTGATCCAGTATTGTTAGTCTTACCATCCATTATCCCACGGACAACCTCAGATACTTGACGCTCATCAGCACCAAATACAGGTAGCGTTCTAAACTGAAAGCTCATCGATTACCCTGTTGTGTAATGTCAATCTCACAACCTACAATAGTTTCCCAATTGGCATTAGTCGGAGTTACCTTAATTCGATGGTAATTACCGTTAGCTCTCAATGGCACTCGGTTGTCTGAGTCTGGTGTCGCTGTTGTTCCGAATTCAACGCTATCTGACAATAGTTTTCTACTGGCAACTGCAACTGACGCGATTCCATTATCGATAATAGGTTTTGCCAATGTGATAATAGAACGTCCAATGTCAATGTCTCCAGAAGTAATGTATGCCGCTTGCAATGCACCAGAGAAAACTACAATCCTCTGATTTCTAACGCCAACGAATATAAGCTGACCACCAGCCCAAGTACGTGAATCTAACGGTATCTGCTCTGCTACGTTATCAATGCTTGACGTTATTATTGTGCAATTTGATGTAGTAATAGTCGCACCAGTTGCGGCTGTAAATGTAAATACATTAGCGTTAGTTTTTGTTATTGCAAATGTTCCATCTACTCCAGCACCTGATGTCGCATCAAAAGACACATAAGCACCAGTCTCTAACCCATGATCCGTAACGGTAACAGTATCAGTAGTGCTACTTTGTGTATACGTACCAGTTTTCTGGTTTGTACTATCAAAATAGTAAATATCTAACTGCTCAAGTGAGGCACTAGGTGTCAGACCATACGCTAAGAAGTTAACGTCCGTTAAACCATAGCTCCATTTATCTAAATCGATAGAGTAGTACAGCAAGAATCTGCGACCGAAGTTATTTTTAAAGTTCCAGATAACTAACTTACGTACAGGATCAATGGTTGCACTCATGCCTGATTGAATTTCTGTCAAGCTGACATTATCAAAGAACCAACGATTAACCTTTTCTACGCCAATATTCTTAACTGACTTGCCATCACAAGCATAAAAGCCATCATCAGACAGGAAGTAAGTTAGATTGCCAAACTGAGCAATAGAGCCATTAGAAGTACATCCAAGAGTCCTAGAAATAGCGTCAAACTGGAAGAAGAACGGACTACCTGCATACGACATACGATAGATGGCACGTTCTAAGAAGATTAGACCGTACTCACCACCCGCTATACCAGTAATCTCACCGCCATCAGGAACTACTTGTGAGTCAGATTGAGAAGCAGCCCCCGGAGTCCAATCAGTCTCGTCATTAATATCTGACCAGTAAACCTTGTTTTCCTCACCACCTACGTTAGCAGCCACAACAAAGTCACGCACTACCGTTACGTACTTAGCAGCAGGAGCAGCAGCAGCCAAATCCTCAAAGTAAGTCGATGAACCTAAGTCATAAGCCTGTAACTGGTCTGCACCATTGGCTAGGATCATCTTTGAGCCAAATTGGGTAATATCCCATGACTCTACCGTAGCGTAACCTGTAGTCGTTAATGGGTCTAAGCCAGTATTACTAGGATTAAACTTATAAATCTGTGTAGCACCAGCAGCAAATAGACTAGAAGCACCAGCTAACTTACCAGCAAACGCTACCAATAAGTTCTGACCTGCATCAGCAGAATAATCTACTGCCTCACGTAACGGAGCATAGCCATTAGTAACTGGATAACAATTAAAAGCATCAGTTACAGCACCAGTAACGCCCGGCTGATCTGGCAACCACTCACCAAAAATAATCTTTTGCTTTGCCATTACTGTCTAGCCCAATTAGTTGATTCTGGAGTAACTACAGTCCATTGGTAACCAATAACATCACCAATTACACCCACATCAGCACTAGCAGTAATAGCAGCAGTCCTAACAAATATACCTGTGCCAAGAGCAGTAACTTCAGCATTTACAGTAATACTTCCATTACCAACAAAAACTGATGTACCGTTAGCTGTGACAGTTGTAACAGAAGTAATTGCTGCTGTTCCTACTTGAACATTAGCGACATTAATTGATACCTGAGCATTGCCAGTAATGCTTGCTGCACCTGTAAACGTCTGAGTACCTATAGCCGTTACGGTAGCAGTACCGACAATAGAAGCAGTAGGTTCGGTATCCTCGTTCTCGCAATACCCACCAACCCAATAGCCACTAACAACGTATAGATCAGGAACGCATTGAGCAGTTACAGTCGCATTACCTGTAATTGATGCCGTTCCGAAAGTAAAGTCTAATGCTTTTGCTGTTACTGTAGCAGTAGCCGTGATAGATGCTACACCGCCAGTATCTTCATTCTCGCAATAGCCAGCATCCCAATAACCAGCAGTTACGTATAGATCAGGTTGGCTTAGGTCACCCTCACCATAGCCCTGAACCCAATAGTCAAAGTCAACATAATTAGTTGCCATTTACCTCTACCCACGCTTGAGTTGCCTCATCCCATGAGTAAGTCTTTCCATCTGTAGGCATCGCTACTGGTGCTTGCCATTGAGCATTAGCGTCAAGAGTCCAGCTTGTATAAGGCTGTGGAGCAGTAAAAGCATCTATGTCAGAACGGTAGGTATAACCAATGCCAGCATAGTTCTTACGAATGTTTCCGTTGTAACTTGTCTGCTTCCATGTACCACCGAATAGACGCTCACAGAACGCAGCACCGATATATTCTTTCTCTACACCGTTAGCATCTGCCGTATCTTTGTTATCTATTACGATAACCTGAGTCACGATATTGTTTTCATCAATCTGTGCGTAGTGAGCCATTATTCTTCCCCTAAATGCAAACCTGTCAGACTTTCATCTGAGCCTATGTAACCTTTTAAGAACGTATTAAACGCTATGCTAATGCGAGTATCGTCACCTTCTTTAGTCTGTACCATGTGCGTTAGATGCGATGGGAATAAAATCAAGTCACCAGCACCAACCTCAAACCACCACGACTCAGAGTTATAAGGATTGTATTCAGCAGCAGGAACTTTAATCCGCTCGTAACCATCTTTGTAAAAGTAAATCTTATCTACTTCTCTATTAGCTTGTGGATAGAACACACCAGACACTACGCTATTTGGGTGAGCGTGTTTATGGTGGAACTGTCCTGCTTCCGTATAGTTAGCCCAACTCTGCGTCAGATATAGACTCACATCGAACTTAGGAGCGTGTATAGCTTTGAAGTATTCCATCATAGAATCTTCAATAAACTCACGCATCTCTGTAAGTTCTTTGTTCTTTAGAATCTTGCGATCCTTGCTAGTCGTATTACCTTCATTAGCGTAATGCTCCTGACCTTTGATAAACTCTAATTCAGCT